TATCTGACTTATCAGTATCACCATCATTATCAATATCAGCATCCTCCCGACCTACAGGATCTAGTGCTTCATTATGTTGAGGAGATTGTCCGATTCTATCAAATCTTTCTCTTTCTTTTTGACTAGTAATGGCTCTTACGATATTAGCAGACTTAGTTTGTGCTTCTTCCTTTTTCTTTCCTCTTGAAGACAATGAAGTGCGAGCAAGATTTCCTGCACGGCGATACATTGCAGACTCTTTTTCTCTATCAATTGGTTTGTAACCCTCCTCTACAGAGGCAACTTGCTCTAGATAAAGTCTAGAAATATCGTTTAAATTATTAGAGTTCATTTTAACAAGTAATTGCTTTTTTTGCCTTATACTTATTTAGGAATTCCCTAATACTTGACATCTTATATCCACTATATGGTTTTGCTCCATATTGGAGATTTGTTTTATCACCCTTTTCAAATCCAGGTGTCATGTCAGCAACATATTTAAAATATCCAGATGTTCCCACAAGAGTATTTGGTTTTCCAAGAACTCTGTATTTTCTATCCATTTTAACTTCAGTATATTCCATCACATCTTTAATCCAAGATTTAAACATACAACCTTCTTCAGTTACACAAATGAGATAATTGGTTCCTCTGCGCGTAACTTCTCCAACTAGTCCAGTATTTAAGTTCTGAACTTCGTCTCCAATATTGAAAATGTTACCTCTCACGTAATTTTCACGAAGATTTATCATGTCATACTTTGGAGCAACTTCCCATAAAGAATAACTTTCTTTTTTGAGTTTTGCCTTTGTAATCTGCATTCCTTGACGAACCGCATTAAAAAGACCTTGAGTATCAGCATCTTCAAGTGTTTTTGGTGTCCCTCTACGGAAAGATCTAAAATCATTATCCATAACCGCTTTCCTCATCTTAGAAGCGGACATTCCCTCAACACCTTCAGCATCAGCATCACGAACACCAGCAGATACAACACGAATTAAATCAAAATTATACAAATCTCCATTATACTTTTGTGCTAGATTTTCAAATTCAGACTGGCGATCTGAACCAACTACAATATTAACGCTGCTGTATCCATCCTCATTTGCGTTAATCAAAACATCAAATATAGTTTTCATATCTGCGTCATTAATGATGTTCTCCTCAAATTCAGGGAACATCTTTTTCATATATGAAACTTTGATGTCAGGGTCTAATGGATTTTTCTTTGGATCCTGTGTTCTTGAAGGATAAATCTTAACATCTCCACCTGCAGCAATTCTACTTGCCGACTTCAAAAGTTTTTCGTGTCCAATTGTTGGTGGATTAAAGCGACCAAATACAACAGTTAGGGGCGGAACTTCTTCAACTGGTTGCTCTTCTGGTGCTTGTTGAGGTGCAGATTGAGGTTCAGGGACTGGTTCTTGAGACGTTGGGGGAGCAGCTTGTGGAGCAGGAGCAGCAGTTTGTTGTGCTTGCGCTGCTGGTTCTTCTGATCCCTTTGCTTGTCTTCCGCTGGTAAATTTTAGTTTTCCTTTCTCTGTTCTTGCAATAACTTTACCGGAACGATCAATCCATCCTCCATGACCATCACCGGACAATCCAAGTTTCTTCGCTTGCATCGCTGCTTGCGATTGTGCAGCTTCCGACAAAAATTGGAAAAAGTTTTTCATTAATGTATCTTAACGCACTTCTTTTTATCTTTATATATTTATTACTTTACATATTGCCCATCTACCTTTCTCTGTTTCTTTTCTGGATCCCATTCAATAGTAGAATTTGTAGTATATCCCGCAGGTTCATATGACATATCACCAGCCTCTACCATCATTTTCAGTTCTACTAATCCAGCGGTTCTAAATTCTTTAACTCCTTCTGATGTTCCGGGAGTTCTATTCTTATATCTAACAAAATAAAGCTTTGTTTTAGAATTATGTCCGTTATTATTTTTTGTTGGGAGATGAAACTCTAAATTATTGCCATCCCTCTTTGCGTATAGTTGACCATCAACAGATTCTTTCAATTTATTAATATAAGGTAAAGTTGACATTTTTGTTATATTTTCTCCAAAACTTATAATTTCTGCTTTATCAGATCCAAATGCAGCATCAATAAACAAAGACCATGCTTTTTCTGAATTGGTGCCAGTCAAAACTCCATTTGGGATAGTTTCTTCAAATGCCTCCAAAAATGCATCGTAGTATTCGTTAATAATCCAACTTCTAACCCAACTATTTCTATTTCCTTTTGCTGGATGTAGTAATGGAAACTTTGTTCCATCCAACAAATCCCATTTTCTCATTCCACCAATCGGTATATAAACTTCATTTTTTTTAGAATCTTCGAGAACTAGATGAAGTTTCCTATCTACTCTTTTCTTTGGAAGTTCTGGAAAATTAAGCTCTGAAGCAACGCTATTTTCAATGTATCTAAAAAGACCGTCACGAACTTTACCGATAGTGGGATTTTTTCTTGGATCTCTGGAATTTATAACATTGACCCCAAACTTACTTTCAAAAGACATTAAGGTTTTAATCGGACCTTGATTTGAAATTGTTCTTGGTGGTTGACCAGAAGCTTTTAAAGAATAACTCATTTTTGGTAGTCTGAATGGTCTACCAGAACCAGTAGTTGAACCATTAATAGAAACTGGAGTAATCTTTACTTCAAGAGTAACATCACCTTTAACATTGCCACCACTATAAGCCCCTTCAGCTCCCATTGCGCGTATATCTACCTTAATATATTCTTCTCTAGTGTTAGAAAGATATTTTTCCTTTACTCTTTGAATTTGACTTCTATATCTGTTAGATGTTGACAACATCTGATTAATTATGCCATCTAGTTTTGGCCAATCTTTATGCTCAACTACAGCATTCGGACCATAAAAAGGTTCTACTTCACCCCTATTAAGTTGAATAGCCAAATTAACTTCAAGTAAGTCTGGAGGAACCTCATTAGGATTATTTGTAGAATGTCTTCCACCAATCTTTGCCTTTGATTTTAATGTTGCTCGACCATTATAAAGTTGAAGATACTGAACTCCCCCATTAACCCATTTTTCTGGATCAAATTTTTTCATCAGTCTCTTAATATTAGATGCATTTGGCGTGAGTTCGGCCTTTGTTTTCCCTGTAGGAATTTCATTTTCAGCAATAATAAGACCTAAAGCAATAACAAAAGCGCCTTCGGCAACATTTCCTATTTTTACTCCATCAGCCATATTCTTACCTTTTTAGGTATTTATTACTTTTCGCCTCTTAACTCTCTTTTAATTTCATCTTTCAATCTTCTACGCTCCTCACCTTCTTCTCTTTTTTGCCTTTGAGCCTCTACATGTGCTCTTGCTTTTTCTTTAAATCTTTTTTCATTCTCCCTTTGTCTTTTACGTAGTTCTTGTCTACGCTGTTTTACATCTTCATTAAATTGTTGAAAGGTTTTCATTATTACTTGACTTTTTGATTATTTATGATATAGTGCTTTCGTGGAAACACACATCACACACATTAGGAGAATACCTATGACACCTTACGAACTTCGCTTTGAAATCTTTAAGCAAGCATACAATATGTTAAACGACCAGTTCAGTATTGAATATGATACTGCTGTTCGTTGGAATGAAGTTGAGAAAAAAGAAGTACCGATGGATTATCCAGATTTTCCAACACTCAATCAAGTTTTAGAACAAGCAGAAATCATTAATGATTTTGTAAGTTCCAAATAAAGTTAAAGGAGGGTTTTATCCCTCCTTTTTTTATTATCTATCAGCGACCCATTTGTTTGGCATACCACTTTTCAAAGTCCTCTCTACGCTTATCACCTCTTGGGGGCATAGGAGTTCTTTCACCACGAACAGGAGCAGATTTCTTTGCCTGCTCTCTTTCATACTTCTCTGGATTTTCTCTTGCTGCTTGTGCTTCATTTACATTATATTCTTTATAAGTTCCTGCTCTTCTTGCTGCTTTGTTTCCTGATCCTCTATCACCAGCACCAAAATCACTTTCGCCACCTCTACCACCTCTTGTAGCCCTCTTTGCTGGGTCTGCACTTACCCTACGACTATATGCGGTTCCACCAGGCTTCTTCATTACTTTCTTGTAACGCTCACCAGTTAGTGCTTCATCAAGCCATGCTTCAAATCTCTCACTCACACCTCTTGCTCTCTGTCTTTCAAGTTTCTTACCTTTTGGAAGAGAACCTTTTCCATAAGTAGCAGACCCACCATGAACATCTGCTTGATATGCTGCTGCTTCTCTTGATCTGGTTCTTTCAGAAGGTGTCATACCCTGTCTAGAAGTACCGCCCTTGAATGGTCCTCTTTCTCTTGCTGCAGATTTATCAGCAAGACCCTGATACATTTTCTTTCTTTCGGGAGTTTGACCCTTTCTCTGATTAGCAAGTTTTTGTGCTCTAGAAGCAACATCTCCCGCAGCACCTTCATCAAGTTCCTCTTCGCCAAGAATAATCGCAACTGCTTCTTCATCAATCACATTCGCCATTAACCACTCTGCCTCTTCCAGGGTTTCTGCAAATCCTCCATCAAGAAGATACCCCCTAACAATATCAAAAAGATCAACTCCTGCTTTTACAACTGTAGGTGTTGAAGTGGCAGGTGCTGTTCCTTTATTATAAAGTGATTTATTTACTTCTGCTCTAGAACCACCCTGTTGTCTAATTTTTTGTGCTTGAGCAAGTCTTGGATTTGCCTTTGCCCACTGATCCATCGCAGATGGTTTTGCTGCTGCTGGTTGTGATGCGGGTTTAGCAGAGGGAGTTGGTGCTGGTTTTGCTGCTGCTGGTTTTGCTGCAGGAGCGGTTGGTGCTGGTTTTGCTGCTGCAGGAGCTGGTTTTGCTGCTGGTTTTGCTGCTGGTTTTGCTGCTGCAGGAGCTGGTTTTGCTGCTGGTTTTGAAGTAGACTGAAGTTGTCCTCCACCTCTAACATTTCTAGGTCCACTAGAAGTAGGAACTTTATTTGCTGCGGCAAGAGATGTCCCCAAGTCAGACATCACTCTTGTTGCAGTTCTGCCACCAGGAATTCTTACTGATTGATTCATTTGAGATGGTGATGAACCAGAACCTCTCTGACCACCTTGCTCTTCAATATAAGCCTCATACATCTCTTCCCAGGTATACTCACTCAGGTCATAACCTTCTTCTACAAGTGAATTTACCCAGTTCTCAAATGCTTGCTGCTCCACAATCTCTTGGCGGAGTTCTTCATCATAAACTGCTTGATATGCAAGAGCTGCCTCTCTAAAAATTTTAGAATCCATTTTCTACAAATACTTTTTTAGTTATTTATAAAAAAAAGACCCCGAAGGGTCAAACTCCAAGGACAGTGGCAAGGTTGTCATCAATACTTTGAATAACTGAACGAATATCAGTAATACGAGGAGGAACACTCACTTCATCATAAGTGTATCCTTTTTGAGAATCAAAAAGAACTTGACGAACTGCCGCTGCAGCACGAGCATCCATTTTGATTGTTACTTGGTTTTCTTTAGTCACAGGTCTCCCTCCACACGATTTTCAGAACGGTATACATCAAATGCTCCTTCAGGATAACGAGCACTCAGTTTTTCATAGTTCATTTCCATAATCTCACGGAAACTGGTATCGAGTGCCATACACGCTTGAGCAATATACCAACAAATGTCACCAAGTTCACGCTTCATGTGAAAGACATTCTCTTCAGTATAAGGCTTACCTTGAAGGATTATCTTTTTAACAACTTCCGTAAACTCACCTGCTTCTGCACTCATACCAAGAGCAGCCGTCAACAAACGAGGAACGTCAGCATCATCGTTTGCTTCAAGTTCAGTCATTCGTGCCAGAAGTTGTGCGAAGTCACTGCTTGCAGGACTTGTGGTTTGACGAACAAACTCAATATACTTATCACTATCAATAACTTTTTTATCAGTCATTAGAATTTAAATCCCTCAAATGTTTTTTTAGGTTTCCTTTCTTCATAATCATACTCTTCATCCTTTCCGTTGTCAAGGATATCTTGCTGAGCAGATTGTTCGCAGTCATAAAGACGCATTTTGGCACGATCAATACCAACCACAAAACGTTTATGAATAGTAGGATCGTTATATCGGTTCTTAAGTTGTTTTACCAGAATTTGACCAAGACCTTCAAGTTCTTCAGTGCTGATAAGGGCAAACATCAAGTCAGCAGTAGCGGGGAGACCAAAACTCTCAGATGTATCAGTCAGTTCCACATCAGAAGAACCATAACCAGAACGAGTTGTCTGTGTAGCACTTACGATAGGAACATTAAACTCCACAGCAAGACCACGGAGTTCTTCTGCAATTGATTTCACAAAAGTATAAGAATTAATATTGCTACCACCGCGATATCTTGAAGAGGCACAAATATTCAAGTAATCAATAAAGATAATATCTGGACGAAATGATTTTTTCAGAGCAAGTTCATTAAGCAAAGACTTAAAATGACCAGAATGAGCAGAAGCAGTTGGATACTCTTTAATAATCAGTTGTCCCTGAGTTTTCTTTGCAAGGTTTGTGACCTTGTTTTCAAACATTTGCTTTGGAAGTTCTGCAATATCTTGAATGGGAACATTCAGAAGGTTTGCATCAATTCTTTCAGCAATTCGTTCCTCCGCCATCTCAAGAGTGATGTAGAGAACGTTCCTGCCTTGCAATAAGACGGAAGCAGCAACATGGCACATAAAGAGACTTTTTCCGACACCTGTACCAGCAAGAGCGATATTGAGAGTCTTATTAGGCAGACCACCTTTTGTAATTTTATTAAAATATTCAAGGTCAAATTCAATTTTGTCTTCCTTCTTGTGATAGGACTCATAGCGTTGCTCATAATCTAAGAGATAATCGTGTCCAATGTGAGTATCAAAAGAAACTGCAAGAGCATCTGATAGAATGCTAGGAATACTATCCCTATTTTTCTTATCATCCTTACCATCTGCAATATGAATAGATTCCATTAATGCAAGGTAAATAGCACGATCACGACACCACTTCTCGGTGGTATCAACTAACCAATTAAATTCCGTTACTTCATTATCCAGATAACTAATCATCTGAGTAATTTCTTTAAAAGAAGTATCGTTAATATCCTGACGCTTTTCTACTTCAATGCAAAGGACTTCTTTTGTTGCTGGTTGATTATACTCTTGCACAAACTTGAGTATTTCTTCAAACACGATTTTTTGATTAACATCCTCAAAATATTCCGATTTAATAAAAGGAATAACTTTGCGAATGTATTCTTCATTGTGAAGAAGATTGCGAAGAATAAGAGTCTCAATTTTGTCCATGAGGCATATCAAATACAAATGTTATTCTGGTCTCATCACCGATATTTACGGTTCCATGAGGTAATTTGTTATTGAACCAAAGAAGAGTTCCTGGTTCAACAATAGTAGTATCAGTTCCACAAAAATACTGATATCTCCCAAGAATAGAGAGATGATATCTGTCTCTTGTTAAGTAATAAGTGCCTTCATCAATGTGTGCGCCTACTATTTCATCAACAGGAAGAGAAAGAAATCCACAACGATGTAGTTCTCTATTTCCAAAGTGCTTGCGTATAATCTTTCTGATTTCGCTGTGATGTTCGTATGCTGGAGTTTTGATATTGATTTCAGAATCACCAACAAAGTCTTCCTTGCCTTTAACTCCACCCATTATAAGTTGAAGAGCACTCACTGGCAAGTCAGCAAATCCTCTATCAACTAATGACTGAGAATCCTTCAGGTGTTTCTGATGATCCCAGTCCTGCGGATACTTTTTAAGTTGCTGTATAACTTTAGATACGTTAATTCCAGTTTTTAGAACCTTTATCACGATCCGTAACTAAACTCTTCTCTAGCAATTTCATCAAGTTTTTGCATTACTTCTTCAGTGAAGTATTCTTCAGGATTGGCAAGAATCTGTTTGGCATAAATCTTTTTACCATCCATCTCATAACGTCCTGCTACATTCTTCCAGAGTCCACCAATCTCACCAAGTTCCAGAAGACCATAGTAACGATCAAGACCGCGCTCATCATAATACAAACGGACTTCAACACCTTTGTTCTCCTTACTCAAACGCGATTTGTGAGTCTTAGCCTTGATAATATTTCCGACCACTTCCGTTCCATCCTTTTCTTTCTTTTTGCTGAGATAAATGATTGTAGATGCTGCGTATTTGAGTCCAGAACCTCCTCCCATTTCTTTAGTTGGTACGTAAGCTCCGATGACATCGTATGTATGATTTGTGACAATGAGCGGGACATTTGCTTGGCCTAGTTTGAGTGTGAGCATTCGGAACGCACCTTTGACCAGTTGAGATTTGGTCATGTCACGAACTTGTTTGTCGTTTAGTGCGTCAGTGATTTCTTTCTCAGTGGAAAGCATACCCAGAGAGTCTAGTACAAAAATACAGGGTTTGCGTTCTTCTAATGACTTCTTAAGATATATATCAACTGCTTTGAGTGCTTTACTACGAAACTCTTCAATAGTAACAACATTCACCACAACAAAACGAGAAGTATCAATACCACGAGACTCAATCAGTGACTTATTAACAGCGGCTTCAGTATCAAAGTAGAGACAATAACCATCGGGGTGAGTATTAAGAAAATTCTTAACCACAGCGAGAGAAAAGAAAGTCTTTCCAGTAGAAGACTCTCCAGCAATAGCAGTAATTTTGTTACCAGAAACACCACCAAATATACTACCTGAAACCAGTGCATTAAAAATATACGAACCCGTGTCAACATAAGTTTCTGTCTCGTCTATGTCTGATGCTAGTTTCGTATAGTCATCACCAATTTCTTTTACTATTTCTTTCAGAAAGTCCATCAGGCAAAAAAGAGTTCAAGGTTTACAGTTTTTTCTACGCTCCACCCAATCGAATCAAGAATAATCTTGAGTGGTTCTAGAAATGCTTTCTCAAATTGTAAGTCATAATCTATGTATTTGTCAAGATTAAGTTCCTTAGGGAAATCTTGAATAAACGAGATGACATTTTCGTGAATCGTATTCGGTTTTTTAAGATAAACAAATTTAATCTTTTCGCCATTTTGTATGGCAGAATACTTATTAGTGAGTTTGTTCTTTTTAATGTAATGATTAAACAAAAGTGCTCCACGAACATGAATAGGAGTTCCCTTCAAGTAAATATCTGATGATGATTGATACTTTTGAACATCAGATGCAGAACGAGGGAATGAAATATTTTCTGCTGGGAGTTTTTTAAACTCTTGCCTACACTTATCAATAAAACTAATCATATCATCTTCAGTTCCACTCATCATAATACTAAAAGAATCTTTGAGCATTTTACGACAAGGCGCGGGAGTTGACGATTTGATTGCTTCAATGCCCTTGATTTTTAGTTTTGGTTTCTCATAACGAACACCCTCACTATCCCATACACTGAGAATATATCGCTTTTTCGCAGTCCAAATACCACGTTCAGCAATACACTCACGCTTCATGATCATTTTTTGTTCATATGCGTTTGCGTAGTCAGCCAATTCTTGGTAAGAACCTTCAATATACTTCTCAAGTTCCATTTGACAGATCTTATCAAGGAACGAAACAACGCCTTCAGTAGTTTTCTCTCTTCCCTTGTATACAGTCTCAACCAAAGGACCCATGTTGATATAAAGAGAGTCAGTATCAGAAGCAATAACATAATCTTCACCATCCGTTTTAAGAACTTTGTTTAGATATGAATTTACACGATTCATAATCCACTGAATAGAAACCTGTCCAGAAAGAGTAATCGCTTCAGCATTTGCAAGTTTGTAATAACGGAAATACTGATTACCAATCGCACCATAAGCAGAGTTCAATTGAATCTTACGTGCCATCTGAATGTTATTGCAACGGGCAATCTCTTTTACAAGTTCCTTATTCTTGGTCTTTTCATATTCTTGCTCTGCCGCAAGCATTTTCTTTTTAAAGATTACTCGTTCATTGTAAATTTTTTCCATCAATTCTGGAAGAAATCCACGCACATCTTTACGATACATTGCACCATTGGCACAAATCGCATAATCTTTATAGAGTTCAAAGTTAAGGCTTTGATTAAGGATTTTATCTACTGAAACTGTTGGGTGCTTTTCTTCAACAAGTGTTTCTGGTGAGATGTTATACATCATGATTAAGTGTGGATACAGTGAGTTCAAGTCAAAACTCACTACCCAATCATACATTCCAGGAATAGGTTCTTTTACATATGCACCAGCATACTTTTCATCTTTCTGTGTTTTATTCTTTGGAGGAATAACAATATTTCTTTTCTTCAAATATGTGTAGATAATGTTATCCCACATACGAACCTGATAAAATACGTCGGCATAATTAACCTTTGCGTCATATGCCATCGTTAATGCAAGTTCAATTAGTTTCATCTTGTCTTCCAAACGGTCCACAAGTTCCACGTCAACGATGTTATATTCAATAAACTTCTGCCAACCTTGAGTATAGAAATCCTTGAAGGTATCAAACTCAGAGTGATCTAGTTTCTTCTGACCAAGTTCAACCTCAGCAATATAATCAAGGCGATATGATTCCTGATTTGTATAAGTAAATTTCTTATATAAATCAAGATAATCAAGTTGAGTTAAACCACCAATATCAAAAGTAGTATGTTTTCTTCCCTTGATATAAGTTTCACCCTCAGTTACAAGTCCCCAATTAGAGAACCTCTTCATTAACTTTTCACCAAGGACACGGTTAAGTCTCTTACAAATATAAGGAATATCATACAACTGAATGTTCCATCCTGTAATCACATCAGGGACATTCACCATCCAATAGTTGATAAAATGACTCAACAATTCATACTCAGAAGGGCAGTGATGATAAGTCAAATCCTTTCGATTATGCCTGAAAGGTTTAACACCCCAGGTAATAATTTCCTTGGTAGTATAATCCTGAATTGTAATCGCAAGAATCTCTTCAGAGCAAGATTCCACATCGGGAAATCCCTCTTCAGATGCAACCTCAATATCCAGAGTTACAAGTTTGATTTTACTAATATCAAACTTTATCTCATCCTCTGGATATTTTTCTGAGATGTATTGATAGATATACCTGTCGTTACCATAAATTTCAAATCCATCTACGCCTTCATACTTACTATAAAACTCACGACAGTCCCTGACAGTACCAGGTTTGACTGGTTCAACTTTTTCTCCACTTAATGTTCTATACTTAGAATCTTTTTTAGTCTTTACAAAAAGAGTTGGGAAGAACTCATCCCTTGTTTCAAATCTTTTACCATTCTCTACGCCACGAACCAAAAATTGATTTCCAATCAGCTGAACATTAGTGTAAAAATTCATTCCTTAATCAAGTCCTCATATTTTTCAAGTAAAGTTGGGGTTGGATCCGCAAGTGTGAGAATCTTGTCCGAACTCATCATAAAAGTTTTTTCTTTTGTGTATCCACAAAGAAATGGTTCTAAAGTTTGGTCACTCCTTATAACAAATGGTTCAATTAATTTACAGTCAGGTTCTCCAATATCAGCACCAACTTCTTCAATC